GGGCCACTACATCTCCTGCAGCAAAAGCACTTCCTGATCCGTTCTGAACGTAGATGAAGGTCTTTGTACCCTGGTTGGCGTTAGCTGTGCTAACTCCGTCCGTGTCGATCCCTGGCACGCTCTCCCAGACATATCCGAGAGAAAGAAGCTGGGTAGGGCCATTGACGGCATTAGGATCGAGCGTGTCGCGTCCGTTTAGGACGAACTTTCTATGTAGACCGCTGAGATTCATCGTTCCCTCCGAAGTCTTCCAGAGGGAAGGCGCGTCCAACAAGGGATGGGAGACGCACCCTCCCGAGGAAGGACGTGTAAGTTATCCGTTGCAGTCGATCATGCAGGTTGATGGGTCGCCTGCGCCGCCGCCGTCCAGCAGGATGACGAGGCCGAAAGAGTCAACCCCTACCGCTGCGGTAGTCGCCTGTCCTAGAGAGTCTGGGGTAATGCCAAGATCAATAGCTAGGTTGCTGTCGTCAAGGACAGTACAGATCCCGCTGCGTTGGATAAATCCATAGCTGTTAATAGCGATGGCATGTTGAGCCACGCCGACAACCCTGCTCACAGCGACGAGTCCAGAGGAAAGGATAACGCCTGTTCCTACAGGGACCGTTGAGTCTGGGTCACCGTAGTTTCCTGCGTCATCCGTCACGCTACCTTGGCGGATGCAGACCTCGCCTAAAGCGAGGGCCGCTGCAGCCCTGACGTAAATCCAGGACTTCTCACCTTGGGCGAGTAGCCCCTGGCTTGAAGACGCCGGCTCGGTATGAATGAAGCCCAACGGGGCTTGTGCATCTGTGGTTACCGTCGTAACGGCAATCCCCATTCCAGTTCCTGGTCCAGCCATTTTCTTATCTCCTTAGCTCTAAGCGGTTTATGGTACAGCGCCACCAGTGACAGCGCCATTGGCACGCAACTGGTTGGTGTTGAGACCCATGTTGAGGACGATTTCATAACGGAAGAGATCTTGCTCGGGGATCCGGAAGGGTCCGCGTACAGAAAAATCGCCTTTCGTTTCGCGTGAGGCATCGTGACCAAGCGTGTATGCAAACCAGCAGTTGGTGTTGACATAGTACATGACGCCGTCAGCCGCAGAACTACCGTTCCAAACCGGGTCGGTGATGTCGATGGAGTCTTCGAGGTAGAAGTCAGCCTCGAGGAACTTGACGCCCTGGCGGATGAACTTAGGAGCTCTGTCGCCGCCCTTGGTCGTGTCGCTCATGATGCGAACTTGCTCGTCCAAGCTGTCGAGGTAGTTCAGGTACGAACCCTCGTCGCCCAGGATGAGGTCGCAAGCGCCAAGCGTCTTCATCTGACGGCTGGCTGAGAAGAAGACTTCGCGCATGAAGTTACGTCCGTTAGAAGCTGCAAAGCCTGCGGCTGGAATGTCAGCGAACTGGTTGTACCAGCCGTCCGTCGTTCCAGACTGAAGTCCATAGCGATTGTCGTTAGGGCCAAGACCGCCGGCCTCTTGAGCTGCACGAGTGCCAAACTTGATGGCGCCAGAGCGAGCCGCTCCGTTGGGGCTGTAGGTGGCGTTGCCGTTTAGCGTAGCAAATCCTCCGACTCCGTTGCCTGTTCCTTGGGCGACTTGCTCGGCAATGCGCTCATGAAAGTCGGACAGAGCCAGCTCGGGGTAGTGTTGGATAATGCGGGCGAGATCCATCTCACCGTTGGCTTCAGCCAAGTCCTTGCCAGGAACATCGAACGCGTAAATCAGGCGAGGAGCGTAAGTGTCACCACGAACAGCTGCCTGGTTACGTCCACCGGCAATGACTTCCGAACCCGTAACGACTTGCGTTACTTGTCCAGGGCCACCAGTTACAACCGCGAACTCACGAAAAGGTCCGGTCGCAACACTTCGGTCGAGGTTGCCCTTAAGGACAATGCGCTCTAGAACCGGGTGCCAGGTTGTGAATAGTTCTGAATAAGACGGCATCAACTCTTGCAAGCATGAAGCCAGTACGTCGGGGCTAATGCCCGTTCCAACAGTTGGCATTTCTAGTCTCCTTTCAAGATCTTCGGGATGCCTTTAGTGCATTCCTTGCAACTAAGAGCCGTTTATCGTCTAAGTTCGTCGTGTTTTCAATATCCATCAGTTCCTGATGGGGCGATGAACTTGCGGTGGCTCCAGAAGTGATCTTCGCGCCTGGACGCGGTTCCGCTTTCAGCCGAGGCCTAACTGCGGTTTCTGCCAACCTGAGTGCATATGAATCTGGGACGCCGTCAGCTTTCGCTTTCTGCCCTATAACCTTAGCGCCAGGTCCTAATTTAAGCAAGGCCACTGCAGCCTGGGGATCCCAGTCAGCGTCTATAAGCTCCGTTAGTTCCTTGCTTTTTTCGTCATCTTCAAAATATTCTTTATGTTCTTCCATAAATTGCGTGGCGTACTTTTGTGCGTCTTCTTCCACAATTTGGTCGATCTGCTTGCGATATGAGGTGTACTCATTGAAGAGATCGTCGTACTGTTTCTGGTGGCCCGTGATCTCTTTTCCAAGGTCAGCTATGCGGGGATCCTCCTCGCCCACCATAAGAGCGTCGTTCAGGCGCTCCATCTCGGCCATCTTTTGCTCGAACTCGCCCACCTTGTCGGTGTACCGAGACTCGAACCTGGTTCCCAGTGGCCGGTACATCTCGGGAAGATCTGAGACCTGTCCGCCCCATTCGTCGAAGTTAAAGTCTGGAAGCACCGGCTCCGTTGGTTCAGGCACAGCCTCTGGGACTGGCGCTGGTGCCGCTTCACTGACTTCTGCTTCCTGGGTAGAGGAAGAAGCCGCTTCCGCGATCCCCTCTGTTGAGGCGCCGTCATCTACGGCAGGAGAAGAAGTTTCGGCGTTTCCCGCAGAAGCGACCTCTTCTGTAGCTGACGTTTCGTCGTTCATTATTATGCTCCGCGCAGACCGTTGCGAGCTGCCCGCAGACGGATGACGCTAATGTGAGGAGTCTCGCGGTTCATGCCGAGCTCCTCTTGAATCTGCTCGTCTGTTACCACTTCCTTGCCATCCTTCTCGCGGATCTCCCAGCCGTTCTCTTCGAGAAGTTCCATCAGATGAGGACCGTCTCGGGACTCCCTGGCCAAATAGTCAGCCATCTCGTCTTCGGTGTAGTCCTTGTGACCTGGGTCCGTCTTGGAATCAGAACCTTCGTGGGCCTCAAAGTCTTCGTCGCCTGGGCGACCCTTGGACTTCATGCCTTTCTTTTTGGTGTAGTCCTTCTCGCCCTTATCGTCGCGGGAGTCTTCGTCCTCTCCCTCTCCCCAGTCTTTATCGTATGGCATGCTGCCCCCTTTTGTTTATTACAGTATCACTTTTGTTCCGTCAAATGAGCTTGTCTTGTTTTTTCCTTTCTCCTCTGGCGCCCTCGGTCCTCGTGGTCGTTGTATCCTAGCTTCTTAGCTGTCTTATCAGCCTTCTCCCTGACCCTGGTATAGAACTTGTCATAGTAGAGGTCGTTCTTATCCACCACCTTGACCTCTGGGTGCGTCTTCTGGTAGTCGCGCCATTGGGAGTTGGAAGTGAACTCCCTTCCGATCTGTGGCATCTTGAGTGGCTTGGATGGCATAGGGCCAATAGTAAGAACGGGGCGGATGACAATACGAGCACGCGCATTGCAAAAGGGACAGATTGGGGTTTGAGATAATGGGGAGAAGACATCTGCAATAAACCTCTCGCAGCGTTCACATTCGATATCATATAGCGGCATTAGTCCTCCTCCACATCTGCCGGGAAGATATCCCACTTACCTTGCTCTCCGTAGTATTCTCCCGGCTCCCACACAGCCTCCCACCTGAAACCACCCTTGTCCTCAAAGTAAACCCTATTGGGGATTCCATCGGTGTGTCCCCCGGTGGTGCTCATCAGCGTCATCTCGCCCACGTTTACCTCGTATTCATCTCCCACTGCTAGCGCGGCATCCATGACGGCGTTGGTTGTTCGCTCCTCCCACGGGGGGTAGGGATTTTTTGGGTCCGTGCTTCCTGCCCCTGCGTCAGCGATGGTCTTCCCGATGTCGAGACCCCAAAGATCATCATCAGGGGGTAGCGGATCTATGGGTGGTTCTACCGGAGGCTCCGAAACAACGGGCCTGTCTTCCTCCCACCAGGGGTCTGTCCTCGGCGCGGCTTTTTCAGGTGTGTGCTTCTTCGCTACCTCCATCCTCTTTTGTTCGATGGACTTCGGAGCAACTTTGGGCTTAGGCTCTTCTTTCTTCGGCTCTTCGGCCATGGGGGAGTGTAGTCCACGGAACGGCTGAGAGCCTATGTATTTCATTACTGCCCCCTAAGGAGGTTGGGGATCCTGGCGCCCGCTCCGCCTACTTCCAGGGGAAGCGGAGGAGGCTCGAGCCCTGGCGGCATCGCTCCGGTCATTGGCATATCCACAGGAGCCTCTGCTTGAGTTGCCTGTGGTGCTGCCGCCTCCATGGCGCCTGGCATCTGCTGCGCTGCCTGTTGCGCTTGCGCCATCTGAGCCTCTTGCCGCTGCAACTCTTCGGGCGTTACCAAAATGTCGCGCATGTTGAGCAGGTCCAGCAGTTTGGTAATCAATCTGTTCTGGTCAACCACTGTCGCCTGGGTCAGTATGGGCAGGAAGTTCTGGATGTTACGCAGCTGCGTGAGCCTGTTGTTCTCCGCTGGAGAGTAAGGGACAGCCTCGTAGTCGTAGTCCAGGGGGTTGCCGCCAATAGCAGCGCCCATCGATTCTGCGCTAAAGCTGAGAACCTCTTGCGTTTCTAAAAGCCTGACGCTCAGTTCCTTGGCTGGGTCCAAGAATTCCTCGTACAGACCAACGGTGAACTTCCCGATGTCACCCACCATGTCGTTTATGGACTTAATGCGGCGCCCGTTTCTAGTGCGCGTAGCTGTGTCGGCTAGCGCAACTTCCGTAGCAACATCAGTAACCCCAACAACGCCACGAGAATACTGAGGAACTCCCAGGACAAACTCGATAGTCTGCGTAGCTCGGTCGCGCATAGCACCGAAGCTAGGGGAGAGGCTTGGCTGAGGTGTTGAACCAAAGAGATCCCGCATTGGAACATCGGCCTTTCCTCGGATTGCGACAACAGATCCAGGCTCAGAAGCGTCCCGCATGGCCGTCATTACAGATTCAGGGTCGTCCACAAGAGCTGTCTGAAGTAACGTGACGGGAATCGTAGACTGCGCGTGCCATAGCTCCAGCGTGTCGAGCTCGTTGAGTCTCTGCTGCAGGCTGGAGATAAGAGCAATGTCCGACAGACCTCCCAGGTCCTTCATGTTGTCGTTGAAACTCAGAATGGAAAAGGGATTGCGGACGTTGGCGTAGGGCAGTTCGCCCGAAAACAAGGGCTCCTCGATGCCGCTTAGAAGGTGGTAGTACTTCCCCTCCTCGAAGTCGTAGAACTCATAGACCGTAACCCAACTAAAAACGTCCTTAGACGCCTCGTTTAGAAGGCTGCTGTTGCCGCTCAAGTCGCGCAGCCATGATGGGTAGCCGCCATAGCTTGCGTCCTTTGATGCCGTTTGACTGTAGAAGCCTCCCTTCTTGCCGGACTTCTTGACTCTCTTTTTGAACTCCGCCTTCGTTAGAACGGTAACTTCGATGAGATAGCGGATGTCCTGCCAGCTGCGAGCAGACATATCAAAAAAGATATACCTGGGGTCTACTACCTGATACTCGACAGTCTCTCTTGCGAAGCTCCAGACGCTCTTAATAAAGCCGCGCCCGCAAATGGCTGTGCTTACTGCCAACTTCCAGATGCTCTGGTGCAGCTTCTGTCTGTAGAAACTGTCGTTGATGAGAGCTTCGCGGAACCTGCCGGCCTCGGCGTTCTCGTTTCTTCGAGCTGTAACGCTCACCTTGGGGTTAGTGGGGCAGACGTTAGCCACCATCGTGTCGATGTAGGCGTAAGGATAGTTCGTCTCGAAGTTGATCTCGTCGTCGTCAATGCCTGTCTCGGCAACGAAGGCGCCAGTTGGCGCATCGAAGTTCTTCTCCCAGTATTGACCCACATACCACCTGCGCCAGGCGTCCCACATTTGGCGCTCGCCTCCTGCTTTTCCCTGGTGCGTGGTGATAATCCCTTGAATTTGCTGGTGCGTTAGGCCCATTAGTCTTCCTTATTTTCTTTCGCGATATTCCCCATGTTTAAGGCGAACTGAGCCTGCTTGATGGTCTCCGCGTCGAAGTCTTTCTTGTTGGCGAGAACGTGCTTGGCATACTCCTGGACGTTGTCGTAACCAGCCGCCTTGGCCTTACGGGTGAACTCACCCTTGGTGCCCTTCTCTTCCATCTTCTTGTCTGCTTTCTGAAGCCACTTCTTGGCTACGCCGTCCCGAAGTTTCTTTAGCTTGTCGCCGTCGCCTTTCATATCATCTCCTTTTCGCCCGTCTTACCGAGCGGTATTTTCTTTTAGTTCCTGTGCTTCTCTTGCGGTCTCGCTCTTGCTTTCTATAGGCTTGAACCTGGTCCCACGTCAAAT